TTGAAGGGTGTAATCAAACGATGCAGGTGTGAGTGCGTTCGCACCGTCGTCGTCCCAATGAACATCGGGAGCACCACCCGTCAAGCTCGCAACACCACCAACGAAGTTTGAAACTCCGATAATCGTTGCACCGTTTGCAGGAATGATTTGGTCGTTCGCTAGAAGTGTTGATCCAAGGATAAGTGTTCGCTTGCAGAATTCTACAGCGAGTGGACCATCGGGGTTAGCAGCGAAGCCGCCAGCCCCAAGTAACATTCTGAAGTGAACAGACTTTCTCATTATAGTTCAAATACTGCTCGGGAACCAAACCATACACCAGGAACATCATTTACATTGACCAAGACATATAGAGTAGTCTTGTTGGGTAGGGTTTGGACAGCCGGTTGGACTACAGAGTTATCCCAAGCGATAGTACCTCCACCTGAAATTGTTATATTAGGTGTCCACCCACCAGTAGGATCTTGATGGATAATCAACGTCACACTGTTCGTGACAGGATCAATAGATGGCGCAAGCGGAGGCTGCTGCAACTCAAGAGTTATACCAGCTCCTGTCAGGGTAATTTCGAATGTTCTAAATCCGGTTCCTGTTATATCATTATGCTCGACAATCAACAGTTCGGTCGCCCCGGCAAGAACATTCGGGCGACGATCGGTTCGCTCTACATTTACTGTGGTGATGGTTGACCCCAATAGGCCCAAACCAATAACGTCTCCTGATAGGTCGATGGTGGGTACACCCTGCGTCGGATCAGTAAGACCACCAACGTAGTTCATTACGATAGCCGTGGTTGCGTCAATAGCAACCATCATGGTCTTACTAACATCACCCGCAATCGGATCGCTGAGAGTCATGAAACCCGCAATATCGTGATGCAAGAAATATACGCCACCGGGTAACAAACCACCAGTGTCGCCGGTGACAGCATCCCATTCAAGTGTAGTTGCTTCGATGCACCCTCTCATATTGAGATCAAATTCGTTGGCATCAATGATAGTTTCCACAACACCAACCGCTTCGGCTCTTTCCTCGGTGTTAGCTTGCGCCAGAATATATCCAGTGGATGTGCCCTTCTCGATTCGAACAACGTTACCAACAACAAAACCGTGAGCGGTTTGGATAATTTGTTTGACTGTCGAACCGGTAAACGGAATGAAATCGGGGTCGATCTCACCGTTCGCGTCAGCACATGGAATTGCAAACGGAAGAGACACGAACGAAGCATGACAACCATCAAGCAAGTCAGCGTTTAGGTTACGAGCAAAACCAAAGATTTGTCCATCATGTGTTGGGGTTACACTGTCAAAGAAGATTTCGAGATCGAATGATGGACTAGTATCATCTGCGGTGCTGTGCTGTAGAACGAATACTCCATCATCATTGAGGGGAAGCTCACCCCCAACTGGATATGAACCGAGGGTATAACCAACCTGACCTGTCGTGTTGAATGCACGCAGCTTGAGCCGCCAATGGTCGGCCACGAACAATTCGTGCCAGTGCAACGAAACTGCCTCATCCGAACCAGCACCAAGTAAATCCAAATTATTATTCTGTGGTTCGATCGTTGTCGTAAACAGAGAGAAGGCTGGATCAATTTCCCAGCCTGCATCATTGATGAACCATCGGTCGCCAGCGTTCTTCCACTGAATACCATAACCGTAAGGCGCAGGAAGATCGCTTGAAAGAACACAGATACCACCGTTATTGGCAGTTGCATCATTACCAGCCGGGATACCCGGAGCATCGACTTGACCGTTCTCTGTAATAGAGAAGGTAGAAATTCCACCAGTGATGACTTCACCGGCTGTGAATGGATCGCTGCGGTTAGTGACTACCAACTTCGAACCGGGGTTTCCAACTGTGGCTGGTGTCCAAGAGAACACGATTGCGGTTTCGCCTGAAGTCTGACCCGTCACCGTTTCACCAACAACCAAATCCTCACCACCAACGTAGTTGGAAGAATCGTCAATTTCAAAAGCCGGAGTGGCGTTGAGATCAATCTTATTGTCTAGAGATTCAACTGTGGTTGTATTCAGAATTGTCTGGTTGCCGTCCACAACCAAATCACCCTTGATCGTGATAGTGACAGGAGTTCCCGCTTCACCAAACTGATGATCGCATTCGATGATAAGCGGGAGCATCTTCTGTGCTTCAACCACTTTCGTTACACTAGCAGAATCATCCCAAACAATGTATCGGTCTAGTCTGTCAACTGAGTCAGGTGGTGTACAAGACGTACCAAGCAAAGGCGGTGCATTTGGACCGGTAAACACGAACGTCAATCGTCCCGTCGTGATGTCGAAGCCCAAAGGTGGTTCGGGAAGAATTTCGATCAGCATGTCACCAAGGAAACGAATGTCTCGCGTGATCTTCAAACCAAGTGTGGTTGCCTCAGTGATATCCTGTACCGTCGTGTACCCTGGAACTGTGGGGAACACACCGTCACTGGTAGCATAGCCGTTATCATAGAAGTCATACAACTGAAGCGGGTTCAGTGCATCAATAACTTCATTGGTTCGTTTGAACCACGATTCGAAATCGTCAGCAAGGACGAGATTATCAATATTGATTAAGTCAATTGCCATTAGCTATCCTCGGACTTCTTTCTGCGGGTAACTTTCTTCTTCGTAGTGGTTTGATTCTTTACCAATTTAGTTAGGTCAGCTACCTGTTGTTTCAGTTCAGCCATTTCACGATTCTGAAATTCAGCTTGGGCTCGAAGATTCTGTAGCTCTTGCTGACGACCCCTGCGTACTGTTCTTCGTTTTAAGTAAGCATCGCGGGCCGAAACATCACGATTCAATATTGCCTTTGAATGCATGTCTCGTACCAACTTGCGACCTTCAACGGGCACTTGTTTTGGAGTTTCTTTTGCCATAATTAGATCACCGCGATTGCTCGCAAGTCCCTCACTCTTGGAACCACTGATGTATTACCTGAATACATTGTTAGCTTGACTACAAACTTATTGAACGGTTCTGGCACTTCAGCAGGTAGTCTGAACTCCATCTCTTGGAAATCATCATCGTTTTCAGAGATGATATTCTGTACCGGGACAAGCTGCAAGAAACGCTCAGTTGGGAAGTCAGCTTCCGCTTCGGGTGTTTGAATCTTGACGAATAGTTGAATCTCGGCATCAATACGTTTGTTGACTGTAACGAACACTCTCACGTCGCTGGCTTCAAATCCCGGTTCCAAAGTAACCAAGCGTGTGATGTACCGAGCAATAGGTCCATGAAAACCATCAGATATATCAGGATCGTGAGCGACGAATGCTTCGGGTTCTAACTCACCATTATAAGTAGGTTCAGCAATATTAGTATTTCTCTCGTCGTTGACACGATTCTCAATTGCAATGACAGCCAAACGATCTTGGTCAATCGTTGGAGAGATTGCATCGTCAGCCGAAGTCATCGTCACACGAAGCACCAAAGATTCTGGACCGGTGGTCATTAACACTCTCTGCTGTCTATCATATCTCTCTCGCTGATTTGGCAAGATCGTTCTGAAGTTTCCGAACAGGGCACCTGTTGAAGATGTATCAATTGAAAGAGTCAAAGTCGAATCTGGGAACTCAATATTTTCGGAGATCAAATACAACTCATTGATTCCAGCTTCATCGGGCAACGTACTTGGTCCGGGGTTAATCATAGCACCATTCAATACGTTTTGATAGTCTATCTGACCGACGACACTAGTATCAAACTGGGCACGGTTGAGAACAAACATCAAATCAGTTGTTTGATCTGGAGTCCATGTTGAAGCATTCTGCGAACGGAACAACGAACCAGCATACGGCTGTGCTGAGATTCTATCTTCGGTGCCCAACTGGTCCTGGCCAATTACAGCAACGTAAGTTAGGTACTCATCGCTGTTCGATAGAATCACGATTGCATATTCTTGACCACCTGACAGGTGAACGGGCGACGAGAACTCAAACGTTGTCGCGGTTCCGGCATCTGAGGGATCGGGCGTGTCGCTGGTATTGACATCATCCCGGGCGACATTTACTTCTGAGAATGGAATAATCGCAGAAGAATGCGGGAAACCATTCACTACTGGTCTGATTTGAACCGTCACAGGAATATTATTGTTTTCGGGTCTAGCTCGGAAGAATAAATCCAGACTGGTCAGGAACACACCGTTGGGGTGCAAGTTACTGTCAACCAAGAATGTCTGAGCGAGCGGGTCAACCCATCGCACGCGAGTTTGCGAACGTACCGTTCTATCGCGGGTTTGCACATCACGCGCCGGTCTGCTTTGCGTAACCGTTTGGCGACGTAGAACAGGAACGCGAGTTGAAACGATTGCTTCTTCGCGGGTTTGCAATAAACCCTGAGCATTCCACATTCTTTCGGAAGTGGTCAAAGCATTTGCCACGATATTGTTCACTTCGTCGGTGAGACGGAACAAACGATCACCCGTTCGGAATCGACCGGCTGGGATTTCAAATTCAAGACCGGCAACTGCACCTGCATTGTCAGTGATGATAGGATCACCCAACGCACCACCCTGCGGCCGGCAGAATTCTGCTACCGCAACGCAATCGAAGTATGGGAATACTTGTGTGTTGGGTTTCATTCCTTCAGCATTGCTGGTCAACGTCTGCGGTCGAATGAATGGTACGATGCTGACATCGACTACTCGATTGCCCAGAGATCGTTCGATTCTCTCGGGCACCACGCGAGTTCGAATACCCTGACGAGTTTCTCGTCCTCGTAATACTGTAGTAGTTCGTTCAATTGTTGCTGTTGTAGTCTCTATCTTGAGGCGCATAACACCATCGGGAGCCCGCGAGGCGTGTGGCGCACTGAGGCGGGTATTCGTTGTTCGACGAAACGAGCGGCGTCTTTCGGTTCTGCCGGTCCAGTTCTGTTCCCAACCACCCCAAGCTGTACCGAAGCCATTGGGTAAAGCACCGTTTGCTGCTGTAGCAATGGCATTCCATGCATCGTTTTCGCCTTCAAGATTAATTCGAACCTGCGGCCGCTGCTCAACGTCAATCCAGATATCCGACGAAGGAGTGAGCGTCATGTTGCCCATCCAGTTGACCACGTTGAACGGGTTCACACTGATCGCGGTACTTGCAAGAGGCTGGAACACCAACGGTGTTGGATCCCATCTCATGGTTACAAGACCATCGCTGGAAACAACAATGTCCGTGTTCTTGTTTAGCTCAGTCAGTTCAATGATGCGATCAATGAACGGCGGCCGAAGTTCTTTTTCTTCTTGGTCAATAGCACAATCATAGGCGGGGTTCAAAACATCACCAATGTTATGTCCCTGGAACGAATCGACCAGAGTACCACTCTTGAATCTGTTGTCGCCCGCATCATCAGGAATTGGCAACGCTTCGGTTTCTCGTTCGAGTAAAGACAGAGATGTATAGTACTCTAGCCTCTCTACTCGACGTTCGACAGCTCCGATATCACTCATCGTATAACGCTTGTTCTCGATATAACGAATCGACACATCTTCAGCATTGTATGTGTATGATGGAACGCTGACAACATAAAGCGTCAGAGCATCAGGATCATCAGCGGGAACTTCGGCTTCAAGACTAGGAATGCCACGAATAACATCAAACTGTAGTTCTTTTCGTAGAATAATCTTATCAATGCGGGGTAGATGAAACTCATAATCGGCATTGAAGGCCTGTCCTGCTTGCGGGAAGAATACCTTTTCGATTGCACCTGACGGATCTCGAAGTGGTCTAAAGTCAATCGAGTCTCGCAGAGCTACAGTATTGCCAGTCTGTGGACTAGTGTAGAGAGGAATATTCTCGAAACGAAGATTCGAACCGGGAGACGTATGAACGTATGAGTTAACATACAATGGACCCTCTCCCTGGTGTTCAAAGTAATTGACACGCATTGTCAGAGGACTGATAACTGATTGACCACTTTGTGGATCATATTCAATGCTGGCGTGATCGTAGAGGTTATCTCGTTGTCCATCGTCCACAAAGAATGCATCGGTAACGTCAACCGGCACGCCGGTATTGTCAAAGATCGACACGACACCAAAGATATCGGCAAGAGGAACTGTTCCCCGCAAGGTTACTTCTAATACTTCACCTGTGGTTCCCGATGAACCTCCTGTCAGAAGATCGCCGACAGAAACAACATCTTGGCCTGAGTCGATTTCAAACAATGCAGTTGTGCGATAACTGAAAATCGTTTGAAGCTGAGCAACATTGTTCGATGTGCCAAACGTTAGGGGCTCAGCCAAGTTGAATACATTAAGATTCGTTGCTGCTGTCGCAGCATTCCAATCAAAAATCGCACCACGGTAAACGCTGAAGTTTCCTCCAGTTAGAACATTGAATGTTCGCGTAACACCTGAAGTTGCACCTTCAATCGTTGAGGCATGACTGAATTGTCCTTTGATGAATCTAAAGTCGGTTGGGCTCAGTGCAACAGCCACCGCCGGTGACGTGAATAGTGTATCACCACCAGTTTGCTCAAAGACGTATTCTCCCGGAAAGAATGCGCCCGCACCAGCCAGAGTCGTGCTTGCGTCTACATCAATGAAATCGCAGTTGACTTCAGCTACCGCGGCCGTTGTTCCTCCGGTGACAGTTTCGCCTAATGTGAACGGTCCAATAAATCCACCACCACCAACAGTGGCAAATGTCCATGAAAGCTCTACAACAATCTTGCCCGCAGTATCAAGCGTACCGGAACCGCCGGGGTAGGAGATTGTTTCGCCCCCGGCAAAATCAAAGTTGCCATCAAGAGCCGTGCTAGGACCCGGTAGTGGATCACCACCCTTGATGACTAAATCAGCCACCAAAGCAATTGTCGTTGGAACGAGGAAGTCCTTTTGCAACACTTTGTTGCGTCGAATCAATGGTTCGACTGAGGGGTTCACATCGTCAATCTCAAGTGTAGCGATCAAAGTCACAGTCTCACTGGATAACGTTGTTCCCAAACCATCAAAGTTACCAATGGTCAAGGTGCATTGGCCGTTGGATGTGGGTAGAAGATTATTTGTGTCGATTTGATTACCAGCCAAAGACATATCAATAATTCGGCCAGTGTTGTTTCGAATAACTATGTACGATCCCAATTCAGAACCAAGCACGGTCGGTGGGTTTCCTCCTACAAAACGAATATCGGGATCCGTAGTCGAAGTTGAACCAATACCAGAAGCGTTTAGAGATACTGAAAACTGTTGTTGGCTTCGCCAATCTGATCGTTGGAATAGAGAGGTTGAATCACCAACTGGATTCGGGAACACAAGTCTGTTGTTCGCTGCTTCGAAAAGAATGGTAGCTGGATTACCATCGCGGTTGACAAGGGATACATCAATACCTTCGGGTTCTCTGATGCTCCAAAAGAGGGTTGCCCCATCTTCAATCTCACGAACATCTGCAATGCTCTTTCCAGAATCGAACTTGCTATCAAACAGATAAACTCGATATGCAACTGCACTGTCACGGAGAATTTGTCTAACTCGACCCGTACCGACTTGCACGCTATTTACATCTAGAAGATTGACAACAGGAACCGTATTGATATCAAAGGAGGTGTCCCAGTTTTCAAAGAAGGTATCACCATTTGAATCAACCAACACATAATTACCAAAAGTGGTATTGACGTTGAACCCCTGAACCGCACCTACATCGCGTGCTTTATCAACCTTCACGAATTCGGTTTCTAGATTCTCAAACTGAAAACCCTGAACGAATGCTTTGCCCGGCTCAAGACCAAACGCAATCTTGTCCTCTTCGCCACCTTGAGCAAGGGAGAATACACCTTCCTTATCTTCTTGGAAATCAATTGTATCGACCGTTGCCGATGCGGCGGGCCCTGTGGTTTGGGTGATTGTTTCGGTTGTTACGAACGTGCCGCTGGTCATCAAGAAACTAATGTCGAAGTCTGTGATGAAGTTCACCACACCAACTGCACTAGACGTTCCGCCCGTTACTGTTTCACCGATCTGGAAAGTACCTACTTGTGCTGAAACTATCAATACAAACAAATCATTTTTCAAGTGCGGTCGAATATCAGGATTGAACGCACGAACCGTGAAGCTACCGTTGATGCTCTGTGTTCGCTGTGCAATTTCATTTGCAAGAGCAGAGTAGTCGGGTCGAACCGCTTGCAACACAACAAGATCGCGGCGAATTCGCAACCATTCCACGAAACTTTCATCAGAGAAATCTCCAGGTCCGTCTGCGGTATCCGCGAACAGCTTGAAGTCGATGAGCAATTGGATTCTAAATCGGTCAGCACCAGGAGCATTGAAGTTCGGAGCACCGAATGAAGGGTCGAGCAGCGAGCTATCATCATTAGACGTTACAATATCTTTCGAGATATCGAAACCAACCCGGGCGTTGATGCCGCTGAACAAGCGAACGTTCAAAGGAATGGGACTGTCGCCGCCAACGGCGGGTCTGAACGGTACTACTCGTTGTGCGTCACTGAGAGCAAAGAATCCATCGACAAAGAAAATACCTTCGTCGATAGATGCCATAATAGCATCGCCGGTCTCGGCAATATCCGTATCAATAGCTACGTTCTTGACTGTTGCTTTTGTGTTAACCGGATCGTTCGTCGATGTCAAAACATCAGTTGTTTGGAATTCTGTGTTGGTGCCGGTGCTGGTATATTCGAGGAACAGAAGCACATAGGGATCGTCACCGGTCACACCAATAGCATGAAAGACGAACGCTTTGAGATTCGTGTCAGTATCGCTGGAGATTTCGAACCCAATGAATTTCGCAGAGTCCAAATCCACGATACCCGTCACACCCCCGAAGTCAAAATCTGGTTCGACTCTCAGGAACTTGATGTTCTGGTCAGCGATGTTTGCACCGATGACCTTACTACCATCTTCAAAGATATGCGAACCAAATCGGTCGATCTGATTCTGGAGGATAGTTTGAATTTGCGTAAGCTCTCTCGCTTGAACCGCGAACCCAGGACGAAACAGATGCCGGAGGAATTTCTTCTCGGGATCGAAGTCGTCGAAGTAGGGGCTTACATTAAAGTCGATTGCAGTTACCATGCACCAATTCCTTAGAATTCAATGAGGATCTTAAATTCCTCAGCTTGCTCAATATCACGCTGAATGGGCTTTACATTCTGTATGTATAACAGTTCTCCCGATCTATGCTCTAGTTCCGGGTCAGTCTTTGCGATAACTTCCCCGATATCGGTTACTGTTGTTTCAGCGACGGGATCAAATTCATCAATTTGCTCGCCGATCTCGAAAGATCCGCGGACATCTACCAAACTTAGGACACCGGTCAGCCCGTCTACGGCTGGCTCCCATTGCACGATGATACCCTGAACGGTCGCCTCCACCTGACCACCAATATCAATCACAATCTCGAAACCAGATATCCCACCAAGTACAATTTCACCATCTAGGAAAGTACCGACAACCGTGCTTAGAGAAAGAACCGATCCTGGGAATCCTACAGCAGCAGGAGTCCACGAAACGACTGTTGCGGTCACACCCGACGATTGCCCGGTGACTAATTCTCCGGCAACAAAATCTTCACCCGAAACATAGTTGGAAGCATCGGTCAATCGAAGCGAGCTTTGTCCTTGTGCAATTCGGTCTAGCGTGAACGAATCGTCATCTAGCTGATTCGTAATAGTTCCGTCTGATTGAAGGGTGATCTGGCATGATTGACGATACGATTCTGGAGTGTTGCGTGGAAGTTGCTCTGTTAGCACCACCGTCGCTACATCTAAATCGGTGAATGCAGGGGTCGAATCGAATTGGTGTAGGAGTTCACCGGGGTTGATACCTTCAGGCAAAACAAAATCTTGTGAAGTTGGATTCTTGACAATCAATACACCAGCATCGCCCGTGCCATCTGGAGTCCATTCTATGATTTCGCCCACCGCACCGCTCTCATCTCCAAGTACGAATCGACCAACAGTGAAAGAACCAGTTAGCAGCGGGTTGATATTCTTCGCAACTTCGATTCGCAATTGGGGCTCAATTTCTTCACCCGCAACCGTGCCGCTACCATCATTGAGAACGGGGTTACGGACAATACCAAACTGCCGAAAATCATTTGCTACCTGAAAAACTCCAAGCTCGTCTTGGTCGGTACGAACAACGACCAAGGCACGATGGGCACAAAGTTCTTTCACAGCGTTTGAACCATGTCCACCCGCAGGAGAAATTTCTGCTTCGGCGACAGCGGGAATTGGAGACCCCAAGGGGAACAGGGGTGAGATTTGAATTTCAGCTCTGGTGTAACCGAAGCCTCGATCAACTACATTGATCTGTGTAATGACACTTTCCGAGTTGACGATAGATGTTGCTGTTGCATCTTGACCATCACCCACGATAATAACCTTTGGAGTTATGGTATAGAAGCTGGACAATGCGGGATTTGCATCGGCAATTAAATCGGCTTCCCATGCTGTATTCAAAGTAAAGATTTGAGTCACGCCATCATAACCAACAATATCTCGTTGCTGACCAATACCTGGACCCGAAACAATGGTAACAACGTAACCGTTGAACACATCATTGACTTGACTCAGAATAGATGCACCCTTCATCTCTCGACTCTTGACTTCGTAGTTATCTCCTACGAGTACATTAGTGGAGAAAGGTGCGTTGAGTGTTGCTGTTTGATTTGGGCCGTCATAACTGACGATGATTCTTTCTTCGTCCACACCGGCACCATCAATGATGCGAAGCACCATATTATTATATGCACCGTTCACCACACTGGCAGTACCGTTATCCAACTCAACATCACCGAGAACTGGGAAACTAGCAATTGGACCAGTATCTTCAATACTGTTCTCGCTTCGCTGAACGAAGTGAACTGCATTAGCTGGCACGCTGAATGGGTATGCTGGAGGATCAATATCACCAGGACTAATAAGGTCAACGAAGTCAATCGAGCCGTCAATCGCTGCCTCTTGCACATTAAATTGGAGCTGTCGCTCGTCGGGTAGCAACCCTTCGCCGCTAATAAATTCCACAGGCATGAAATCTTCGGTCAAGAAATCACGCAGGTCCTCGGGAACTCGATACAAGAATTTCCAACGATACAGGTCGTTCGGTCGAACGAATGCCTCGGTAGATGTACCCGTTGGTTTCTCGGTTGAAAGACCACCAAAGTTATTACCTAGGCACTTATAGACATCTCGACCGTCAACCAAGACATAGAATTTTTTGGGGTCATCGTCATTGAACAGGTCTACATCGTCGTCATATTGGTCAAAGGCCCGGCCGGGTTCCCAATTGATTCGGGGCACCACCAAGAAAACATCGTTGAACCCGATTCTCTTGAAGCCGAAGGCCTGTTGCCATACTTCGATTTCGGAATTCACTGAGTCAACGTTGAACGGAGGGTTATTGTCGTCTGCACCGGGGTCGGTAGGCTCCAATTCCCATGACGTTACACGCGACAGAAAGAGATAGAAGTGATCGTTCGAATCTAAATCGAACAACTCCTTGAACCGCTCGGCCAAGTATCGTCTGAAATTACATCTAAATGGTTCACATCGAGCCATAATACCTTCTCTCTACAGAGTTATTTAGTCCGTCGGGCCGGAGCCGTCAAACCCACCAATGTCCGCGTTGGGATATCCTGAATCACCTAAGATCGCCGTGTTGTCCGTGGGTACACATAGGACTAGTTCACCCACACGCATGTTGCGTGCGAAGTCTCGAATCACAATATCCCTAAAGGGTATTCCATCAATATAGATCAAGCTGCTGAGAGAATCGACCCTTGCAGTAGCTCCCGATGTTTGTCCCGCCAGCACTTCGCCTGGTTGGAATTCGCCGCTGCTGACCATGATAACTTGACTTTCACCGACATTAGGTAGATCATCAGCATCTATAATACCAGTTGTTTCAACTTCAATAATTTCATCGACTGTGAGTTCTGCACCAGATATGCCACCTACAATATCTTCTCCGTCTACAAACGTACCGGTGATATCACCCAACACCAACTTACTACCCAACTGTCCAAACACAGCTGGAGTCCATTCTAGCACAACGCCCGTCGCACCAGATGTTTGTCCCGTTGCTACTTCAATCAAATCGAAGTCGGCATCTATTGTTACCTGACCGCTCTCTGTAATAGAGAAACCAGAAGTTCCACCAGTGATGACTTCACCAACTGTGAAGGGTCCACTTTCATTGATGACGGTCAGTACTGACCCGGGGAATCCTACAGCAGCAGGAGTCCACACCACGACTGTCGCAGTTTCGCCAGAAGTTTGTCCAGTAACTATTTCACCTACAACAAAATCTTCATTAAGACTATAATTCGAACCGTCAGTTATCTCAAGCGAAGTTAGATACGGTGTAATGTCGGTGATGTTAGTCAAGTCGCCAACGACCGTTTCTCCGTTTGTGAATACACCCGATAACATGGTTCGGTCGATCACTCTCATGTTCGGGTTAGGATGTGGCTCGCCCGGTCCTGGAATCTCTACCAGACCACGACGGTTCGGATGGTGATAGATGATAAAGATTGGATCAGATTTTGGTCTGTTCGGGAAGCCCCACCTTGGTACGGGTTGGTTGAGGAGTACACTAAACGTTGCGGTTGCACCAGAAGTTCCACCCGTTATAGTATCACCGAGAGTGAACACACCGTCAGTCATCAGTACACCGATCTTCGTTCCTGTTGGGTCGAGAGCGTAAACCAAGGCATTAGCTGGGCCCGCGGCGCCGGCTGGCGTAAACAGGGGAATGACGCTACCTGTTAAAGTTTCACCGAGCTGAAACGTTCCCGTTACGTTCGTGATGGTAAACCAAAATGGACCGCTTCCTGAACCCAATGCAAGAGTTGGTCGAGCAAACAAGTCGGGGAAGACAGTGAACTCTCCGGGCTCCTCCGGGTTAGGAGTAGTCGGTATGTGGGGGCCGCTCAGGCCATCCTCAGCAACCGGCCCGACCACAGGATCAAAACCATCAGGATAGAGATCGAGATTCGGGGCTATTGTTTCTCCAGTGTTTCTCAAATCATCTGTGGTGAGCCAAGTGTATGGAGTGTAATGACCAATGAGAGGTATTTCATATGCTTGAAAACGTGTTTCATGTGGTGCTTCGCTCTCGACGCATCTAAAGATCGTCACTTCACCGAACACTTTCAAACCAGCAGGGTGAATCACTTTCTTGATTGTACCCAACCATTTATCAATCGTCACTTCGGTCTTGAGAACATAAGAGTAATCTTGATAGAAGAAGCTATCTTGAATAACCTTGTTCGAACTGAGCTTACCGTCATTGTTTCCAAAGAAACCATCAGCGGTGAAGATCGGTCCAATATTTACCGCAGCAGTTGCACCCGTACCATTTGCTGATTCGCTGAAATCT